CAAAGGCAATGCCTGATGAATACAAGGTCCAGGATGTTATACAGTCATACAGGAATTACTATGTAGGTGCCAAGAAAGAGTTTGCCTGCTGGAAGGGTAGAGAAGTTCCACAGTGGTTTTTGGCAGCAGTTTAATTATAATCGTAAGTAACTCCTTTGACAGTAATAGTTTGTTTTAGGTGTGTGCCTGAATCTTGATAAGGGTATATCTTATCAATTTTGTTACACCAATTATTAATAAAAGCAACTGTTGAAATTGGAGCTGCTTCATGATAGCTATTAACGACAACCTTATTTCCGTGATATAATTTTTTATTTTTACAAGAGAAGATAAAAACTATTTGTTCGTTTGAACCTTTCAATCTAATAAGACCGTTTGGTAAAGCGAATTCTTCCTTAAACAAATACAATCCATCAGAATCATCTTCTGTTCCTGTAGCGTTATAAGGCATATTTTTAACATCTGACTTAGTGATATACATAAGCCTATTAACACTTTTTACATTAGGTGGAAGGGGTTCGGGATTTCCTTCATTATTAGGATTTCTATTTGTTCTATGAATCCAAGGTACTTGTACTTTTTCAGGCATAGTATCAATTTGTTCATTAATAATAGACTTTACAATTTGTCTGAGTTCGCTTAATTTGATTTTCATAAAGATTTTTTTATAAATATTCTCCAAAGAAAGTTTTAAAATTTCTAAAGAAAAATTTGGAAATGCCAAAAGAAAATAATACTTTTGTTCTCATTAAATCACTATTAAAACATTTGACTTATGAAATCTGAGATTATTGAAAATCTTTCTAAAGAAATCAGAGTACTTTCTTCTGATGAAGTTGAGGCTGAAAAAGCTGTTTTTTTGTTAGAGCGCAGCATCATGGTATTTGATATGGACTCCAATAAGGATGCTTTGGTTGAGTATGTTAAACGCCAGCTTGATACACACAGAAAAGGTGCAACCTGGTATGCAGAACATTATGTATTAGCAGGTGAATCATTTTTAAAATACGTTTCTTATGGCGAAAATATATAGGGCATATTATTACAGTGGCTGTAAAGATAGGAAAAAGCCTGAATGGGATCACCTGATGTACAGAGAATCTTTTCCAACTTTCAAGCAGGCAAAAAATGATGTCGATCGGATCCTGATGTATGAAGGGAGAAAAGATATTGTTTCTGAAGAAATCGATGAGAAGAATGGAACTTATGAAATTCGTTATATCTGTGATGATGCCAGAAAGTTTCAGCATTACAAGAAAATCGAGATCCGTTGTGAAGAGGGTGTTGCTCCAAAGGAACCTAAAGCTTCTGAAGAAGTTGAAGTGAAAGTTGAGAAGGCAGAATCTAAACCTCAAAAGAAAACTGAAACTTCCAAAGGGAAAAAGAAGAATTGAAATATATAAAATAAAATGTCCTGTGGCGGAATGGTAGACGCACTAATATAGAAAGGATGGTTTGAGACTCTCCCGACCTCACCATAGGTTGTAGCATATGAGATTAATGCAAATGTTAGATTTGAGTACGTAATCAAATACAGGTTCGAATCCTGTCAGGACAACTAAAAAGTTTAAAAAGATAAGCTATGACACCTAAAGAAAAAGCAAAGGAAATCTTCAATAAAATGTATCAAGTTAATGATATTATGGGTAACTATCCAATGTGCTTTGATACAGCTAAAAAATGTGCTTTGATAGCAGTTGAAGAAATTATAAATAGCATTGACGCAGAAGACCATGTTATTTTGTATTATTATTGGCAAAAGGTAAAACAAGAAATAGGAAATCTATAATTTAAAAGTCCTGTGGCGGAATTGGTAGACGCTAACAGATAGGGCAAGAGTACTGAGTTCTGTTGATGTGAAGTACAAACAATACAGGTTCGAATCCTGTCAGGACTACAAAAAATTAAAAATTATGAACATAGAAGATGTAAAAAAATTAATTAAGGAAAACCTTAAAATTAGTGTAGAAACTTGTAGTAGAGGTAGTGAATGTTCGTATAATGAAAAAACATATGTTAAATTAATTTTTCTTGATGAAGTTATTTCAGAAACAGAAATTGAAAAACTTAGTGAAGATAGATAATAATTTTATGTTCTATAACATAAATATATACACAACTTTCAGTCCTGTGGCGGAATGGTAGACGCTAAAGTAGGTTACCCTTAGAGTGCATAGATGCCTATCAAACTCTGAGACGTACTTAGCATACAGGTTTGAATCCTGTCAGGACTATTAGTGTGTTGTTCCCTTGAGAAAGGAAGTAGTGATTATAGATGCTGACCTCTTGAATGGAGAGTTAAGTACAAGGGCGATGTTCATCTATAATTAATGACTCTACAACACTGAGGATTTCTCATCCTCATTTTTTATTTCTTCAGAAAATTATTTTAAAATTTCTTTTGAAAAAATTTGGAATTCTGAAGAAGGTTTACTACTTTTGTTACTACAAATCATTAATATTTTTAACTTTTAAAAACAACAATTATGGAAACCACAAATCTCGGTAATCAATTTGATACACTTCTTGGTGATATCAGCAAAGAAACACGTTCAGACATGATCCAGATCGACATCAGAAACATTGATGTCAACTGGGAAGAAAATGTTCGTCAGATTTATAACAACATTGAAGCGTTGTCTGAATCGATCAAGGAGCACGGATTGAAAGAGCCTCTGAAGTTATCTCGCATCAAAGGGACCGACAGGTATCTTCTGGTGGATGGTCACAGAAGATACAAAGCAATCATGTCTCTTTTGGAGCAGGGCGTTCCAGTTTCCAGGGTTAAAGCTATTCTTGTGAACAATTCCCCTGAAGTTCGTCTTTCTGAGATGATCATTACAGGAGTTCAAAAGCAACCTTTGCATCCTGTGGAACAAGCTGAAGCTTTCTTAAGACTGCAGAAATATGGATGGGATGTTAAGAAGATTGCATCTATGCTTTCTGAAGATGGCAAAAACAGGATGAACCTTGTATACCGCTACTTGAAACTTGCCAATGCTCCTGAAGCTATCAAACAGAGATGTTTGAAGGGTGAGATTTCCCATGATACAGTTATCAAAATCATTGAGGACACTGGAGCCGATTATGAAAAGGTTGTGGAGACAGTTGAAGATGCTGTTGCTGCCAACACTATTGTCACAGAGACTGGCGAAAAGGTTGTGAAGAAAGTTAAAACTCGTCAAGTGGAAGCAATTGTAAAACCAAAGAAAGCAGGTTTTATGGAGAAGATCCGTTTGGCTTCTGATGAACTCTTCAACGAAGGAGAAGAAAACGACCTCCTGGAGGAATTCATCAAGCTGGATAACACTGAAGCTTCTACAGAAGATATCAAAGCGTTCTTTAGAAATATTACTAGGAAATCCTAATTGTTGTTACCTGAACCCTCTTAGGAGGGTTCTTTTTAAATTGTATTTCTATGGAACGCAAAATAAAATACTTTGGAATACTTATTGTGCTTCTATTGGCACTTCAGATTCCACTTTTTTATAAAATCTCTAAGCTCCAATTAGGATTCTGGATCGATTTGATAAGTTATCTATCATTAGCTTGTCATATGGCGATTTTTGCAATGGTTGCTATAGAGATAATAAAAAAAGAATTGGAACTTTAAAAAATAATTTAAAACAAATCCTTTTATTTTCATTTGAAAGTATATATATTTGTGGAATAAAAATATTATAATATGAACCCTCCAAAGAAAAATTTACCAGATTCTTTTGAAGATTATTCTGAAGATGATCTAGATTTATTCCTACTATCTTTTATAGATGAGGATTATGAATTCAAAAACAGTAATGATCCAGATATCTGGGATGGATTCAGTTACCCCGAAGAAGAATACTTTCTTCCTATGGAACCTTCAAACATTCAAGATAACACAATACAGGTCAACCAAAGACCACTTTAAACCACATTTATTTTTAATACTTTCAAATGAAAATTGCAGTTTTTGTTTTAGCACTCTGTCTTTTCTTGGGAAGCTGCACAACTTGCAAAGAAAAATGTTGTACCGAAAAGGGCACACAGGATTCTACCAAAGTTGCTGTAGATACAGTTGTCGTTGACACTGTTTCCAAAGACTCAGCTAAGTAATTTTAAGTTAAGCTTAACTCTGGCTTCTGAAGAAATTTCTTCAGAAGCCTTTTTTTATTCTAAATTAATTTCCAACTTAATTAATTTTATTTGGCTTTCTTAAGAAACTACAAAACTTTCTTTGGGAGATTTTCCCTACAACATATATTAAAAGTGTATGTGTTCTATATTATTCAATATAATATTCTTCTTTAGTTAATACTTTTGAGATTCTTTATATCTATATTATGAAACTCAAAAGTATTGATCTAAACAGTCTAAAACGAAGTAGTGATGGGGCTTTCAGCCTATTCTATGCTTTTTATATTAATTTTTAGCATTTTTAACAAAAAAAACAGGTGGACAACTTATGTTATTCACCTGTTTGCGGTCGAGCCATTTATTTTAGATTTAAGACACTTTTATTTCTTAGGCTTGGTCTTAGTCCCACTTGGCTTAGTTTCTTCCTCCTGTCCAGCTTCAGGTTCATTCTGGAGGGATGTAGATTTGTCCAAGTAATTAAAAATTTGTTTTCTTTTGGATTTGATAAAGGTTGTTAGGATGGAATCAGATTTTCCATTGATGGCTGAGAGGTTCTCAAGGATAGATATGATATATTCAGTCATAATATAGATGACCAGGATATTGTGTAGGGTATAGAAGAAGTACTCGCTAATTTCCGAAAGAACATCTGGGTTGTCAACATAAGAAAGATAGAAGCTGTTGGTAACGAGTAATAGTCCAAGCCAAACAAAAATTTTAAGTCCGAATCTGCTAAACTTTCTGCTGACGATTGGAATTCCTTTTACTACACTGGCACAAAGTCCTGTTACGAGTTCTAGAATTGCTGCTATAATAAATCCAACGATAGCCATTGAAGATAGTCCAAGCCAAACTTCCAACGTAGCAAAGATGGAAAAGCTAAGGATCGAGAATGGGAGTGTGAATAGAAGTAGCTTTGGGTGGACAAGAGAGTTAACGAAGTCCGAAAGGTTTGCAAAGCCAAATTGGTGGACGAACAGATCGAGTTGGGATTCAATAATGGAGATGACTGATTTCATATTTTTATAAATAAATATTCAATAAACATGATAGCAGTCAAGAATTTATGGGCTGTCCAAAAGAAAAAAAGGGTAATATCCTGAAGACATTACCCTTGATTAGTTTAAGGTGGACAACTTAGAATATATCAGCGTTTGAATATGAAAGTTCCAAGTCTTCTTTAGAAGGTTCAACAATCACAAAAGTGTCCAAGATCTTTTCAGAGATTTTTTTGATGAATGCTTCAACGGTTGTGAAGTAAATCTTTGCCCCATTATGATTAGAGCATTCAATCAGAATTCCATTGTCTTTGTACAGGATTACGAATGAGCTTATCTCCCTGTCCAAGTAAAGAAGTTCTCCTCCATTAGTCCCTTGAACTTTGTGGAACAAGTTGTTTTTTAAATTTTCAGGTGTGTCCAGAAATACATGTAATGGGGTACCTTTAGGATTTCTGTAACCTCTTTGGTGTATATAGTATAAGAAGTCAATAACTTCACAATACGATTGATAGATTACTTCCTTCTTATAATTTTCCAAAGAAAGTTTATAATTTCTTTCGATGGTTTTTTGTTCCTCAAGAGATTCAAAATAATTTTGATAATTCATGTTAATTAAGTTTTAAGATTAATGATTACATCCTGCAGCGGACATAATCATAAATAATGTTATAAAAAGTACCAATTGAAACCATCTTACTTTTTTTGCGAACATTGTCTCAAATCCATAGCAAATTGAAAATCCGAAGCAGAATAATGCTACAAGTTCTCTAAATATAGGTTGGTCGCTGAATGTATAATAAATATCGAAAGCCCAAACGAGACTGATTGCCCACCAAAGGATTGCGGTTATAACTTTGAATACAAACATAGCTTTAAGTTTTAATAGTGAAATAATAGTAAAAATACAAAAGAAATTTCAAACTTCCAAATGAAATTCAAAATTTCTTTTGAATGTCCAATGTTAAATGTAAGCTTCCTTTTGTACAAGCTCAACAGTGAAGTTGTGTTGAGGAAATTTATTCTTCAGAGTGTCCAAGCTCTTGCAGGCATCTTTTTCTGTCCTGAAGGCTTTTGCATTCCATCTGCTGTATTGGAATCCTCTTGAAGTATTTTTGACGAACAGTCCAAAAGGTGTGTTTATTTGAAAGTACTGGTCAACCTTAATCTTTTGCTTTGGAGTCTTAGTTTTTTTAGTCTTTTCAACAACTCTGTCCATTCCGTAGGCATAAATATACAAGTAAATATTATGCCCTTTGTAGTAAGCTTCATATTCTTCAATGGTGGCAACAGCCTGTTCAGTTGAAGTGAAATTGACAGTAGGTTTAACTTCAAGTCCAGCCTTAGTAATCTTTTCTTTATCATATTCGCTAACTCTAATTGCTAAAGAACAACCTAATTCTGCCAGTTCTTCAATGGTTTTGGCATTGTTAATTCCACTTACAAAGAAGTTTTTGAACATTCCAAAGGAGGTCTTAGTTGTATGTCTGGCACCAACAGCTATACCTGTATGATAGCCGAATCTTTTTTCGTCATAAGCCCAAGTTCCATCATATTGCTTTACATCTTCATTGCAGCGTTCAATGGTGTCCTGCTTGAATCGTTCAATCTCTTGAAGCAAAGTTTCCTTGGAAGTTATAATGGTTCTATTGAACATACGAGAATTGCTCCAATCTCTTGCACGTTTTCTGTCAGTTTCATAGACGTTATTATCGCCTTGAAGTATAAACGGAATTACTCTTGCCTCGTCAATCTTAATGAATTGCTTTGCATAAAGAATAGTGTAGCTCATGATAGTAAGTTTTAAATAGTGAAATGAAATGTTATAAAACTAATGTCCTACAAAAGTAGTGAAAAGAATTCTAATTTCCAAAGAAAATTTAAAATTTCTAACGCACTTATTTTTCTGTTATAATGAATCCATCTTCAATTTTTTGAACATTTAATAATGTAGTGTCTATTTTAGAAATTGCTTTAAAAACATCTGGATTAATAACCCTACCAGATGAAATAAATATTGGAGTGTCTGTGGCTTCTAATAATTCAATCAATGCTTCTTGAAAAAATCCTTGTCTTTGATAGTTTTCATCAAAACCAATATGTAATTCTAAAACATATGGATAACCCTTTTCTTTCAGGTATGTTTTTTTTCTAAAAACAATTGAACCAATTTTTTCACCATTATTTTTTAAATGAATATTCATCACATAACCAAACCCATCTGTACCATTTTGAGATAAATATATTCTATTTTCATTTACAAACTGTTTAATGTTCTTAACCTTATCTATCATTTCTCGTATTTTCTTACTCATAGTTTTTATCTTTATATATAAATATTTAGAAATTAATTTTTAATTCAAATCCCACACACAAAATTACTACACATAACAAAGTGTAAAAAATATTAAAACGATTGTTTATCATCAGACGTTAGCAAACATAAAATTATTTAGATAAGTCATTCTCATCAAATAACAATTTCAACTTCTCTGCTAACTTTTTTATAAATTCTTCTTTACCATCAATCCAACTTTCAAGTCCTAATACAGTTTCAGCACAAGAAGTTGAAATTTCTTCGCTGAATGTTTCTTCTACTAATTTTAAAATATCTTTCTCAGTCATAATTTTACGATTTGCTAACAGCGTATATGTGAAATACGCCATTAAGATCTGTATTTAATTTCAAGTTTCTGCTATGCGTACTTCACATATACGCAAAACGTTAGGTGCAATGCTATGACAATAACGCACCACACTTAATAATGTCATCAACCATTTTTTCGTTACCTTTTTCATCAGTAATTTTATTAAGTTGATAATGTCTTGCACTTCTAATCGCATCTGCGGTTAAAAGAAAAAATGCTTGAAGAAATCCATTACAATTGACTTCTAATTGATAAGTGTGTCCTTCTGCACTTTTGAAAAATCCTGTGTACTTATAAGTTCTCATTTAAATTTCTTTTGAATGTCCAATGTTAAAGATGAACAAAATTTTTGCAATAGACGAAAAAAACCAAGTTTTTTATGCAGACTGAATCAGCTCTGTTGACAGCTTGTTCAAGGTTATTATCAATAACAGCTCGAACAAAGCTTCCACCTGACAGAACGTTATCTCTTGTCATCATAACACTTGCAGCGATGTTGCAAACATGGTCTTTGTCTTCTCCAATTGGCGCAGGCATGCCATTATAAAATTGTCCGAAAGCTTTTTCTGCTAATTCATAATATTTTTCCATAATAAAGTTATTTTTGCACAATAAATCGATCAAATTTAGAACTTAGTTTTGAATTTATCATTCAACTGGTCGAAAAGGTCATTGATTTTATCAACTTCTTTTTGGTAGTAATCTTTCAACTCTTGGTGTTCAGCTTTGTCCATCTCATAGATATAAGTGTTCCTTAGAGTCAAAGTATTTGCCGTTAGGAGAACGAATTGTTCTTCGTTCAATTTGAATTTTGCCATAAGTTTAAAGTTTTAAAGTGTTAAAAATTGTCCAACAAAAATACAAAAGAAATCTTGAACTTCCAAATGAAATCCAAGATTTCTTTTGAAATAATTTTATTTGTTTCTTTCGATTTCGGCATCGTACAGAACTTGCCATCTCAAAGGAATGTTTTTAATACATACGAATTCCTCATCCTCCTCAAGTTGCATCCCATCATTCATTAACTGAATCAGCGAGGTGTAATGATAGACAATGTCCAAACTCTCCTTAGGACAATTATTCTTTGTGTCCCAAGCGACAAAATCTTCTTTGAGGATGTTTGGCAGTTCTATTGGGGGGAACATATTATGCCAATTCTCTTTTACACAATAATCACTGTTCATATCCAACAAAAGTCCAATGTCATTAGTTGCATAATGCACTTTATTATATTCATCGTGGTTCAAGTGAATCGAAATTCCCGAAAGTGTTTCGGCAGAACTATTGTGAATGATAGTGCATAATTCACTCAACACTTTCTTTGCACAATCCATTCTGTTTTGGATTTCAAGCAATTTGATTTCAAGAAGCATCATCTGTGCTAATACTTCTTTAGAGTGTACATCTTTGTTTGCATTTGGATTGGCAATCAATTGTCTGAGTTCTTTGAATTCGTTTAGCATAATCTTTAAGTTTTAATAGTGAATAAGTGATTTAAAATTGTCCAACAAAAATACAAAAGAAAGTTGACATTTCCAAGAGAAGCACCAACTTTCTTTTGAAATAATATTATTTTTTTTCTGTTCCGTATTCTTCAATATAATACGCCACATCATTCCAGCTTATGCCATATGATGCATCATGAAGCTTAATCATATCCTCCAAAGCCTCTTGCGCTGCTTCTTTGTCTATGGTGTATGTTGGATGGTCATATAGCGTAAAGTCTTGAACTGACCATTTGATGGATTCTTTTTTGTACTGCTGAAATTCAGCCAGTAATTGCTCATACATTTCTTTATAGTTTTCCATAGCTGTTAATGTTTTAAAGTGATTAGAACCAATCCAATTCAAGTAGTGAGATTTTACCCTCTAATATGCCTTGCATTGTTTGTTTGTCTACAATAGCATTTACCCAGCCACCGCAGGTTTCTGTGATGTCAAATTTGTCTTCTGACATTCTGTAAACATCACGAGTAATCAACCCGAACTTCCAATCGATTGAATGACCAATCGGCAGGTTCATAATTTTTTCCATAGCTGTCATAATAGTATAAATTTTAATTGTGAATTAATTGTAGTACAAAAATAGAAAATACTTTTCACATTTCATAATTTATTTTGAAATTTCTTTTGAAATAATTACTTTTTCAATAAATTTTCCGTGTACGAAAATATCCCCTAATCCAACTTCATCTGTTGGCAATACGGTTGCCAAGCAATATTCTAAGATTTCTTGTCTGTGTTCTCTTGCAATATCATCCTGCTCACCTTTCAAGCGATAAACAAACTCTCTTGGTTCATCTGCATCATTTTCAAATGCGTGAATAAGTTTTGTGTTGACATCATAAAAGATATCAAAGGTGTTGTCATTGGTAGTGTTGTCAGCCAATTCAATTTGCTCTAAAAATAATTCTAAACTCATAGCTGTAAGTGTTTAATTAGTGAATTAAAGATAGTGTAAAAATACAAAAGAAATCTCGGACTTCCAAATGAAATCCGAAATTTCTTTTGAAATAATTTAAAATACTTTTGAGTACCTTTGTTGGTTAAATAATTTGATAATATCTCTCAAGACATCGGTATAATTCTCAAGAGGAATTTTTATACTAAATTGAACGTAACCATGCCCACTACCATTCCCTAAAAAGTTATTGTCTGCCTTTGAGGTTTCTTTATACTTTTCATATAACTCTCCTAAGCTAAAAAACTGAGTGCTTTCTCTATACCCCAATACATTCATATTGAATATGACACCATCTTTTTTAGCAATAAAGTATGGGCAATTAAATCTTTGACTCATACTTCCAACATAAATTTGTGAAGAATCAATAGAATCGCTGATTTGCAAATTTATTTGAAATACCTTCGAAAGGTCACTTGCCAATTTTCTTGCGAAATCTTTGTTTGCTTTAATGTTATCAATTTCAGTTCTTTCAGAAATTGGCATTGCTTGAAGAAATAAGTTTTCCATAATAGTATAAAATTTAATAGTGAAATAAATAGAATGTAAAATTACAAAAGAAATCTCGAACTTCCAAATAAAATTCAAGATTTCTTTTGTGTAAACCCAAAATTTTTATTTTGGAATAATTTAAAAGTTACATTTCACGAACCCATTCATCAGCATAATCATTTGAGATTCCGAATTTTTTACAGAGAATATCCACAATTATATCTTGTGTAATAAACTCGTCTTCGTCATCAGTATCCATACAATTTCTTACAATGCCCTCTTCTACAAGAGATTCAACAATTTGAATAGCCAAATCTCTCACATCATCTAAATCTTTCGGGAAGTTAATCGTTTCCATAATAATAAAGAATTTAATAAGTGAATTAAAGATAGTGTAAAATTACAAAAGAAATCTTGAACTTCCAAATAAAATCCAAGATTTCTTTTGTGTAAACCCAAAATTTTTATTTTGAAATAATTTTAATTTTCAATATAATCTTTACATTTAATTTCACCAATGCGTAAAGTAAAGTAAACATCTGTATATCCAAAGAAAGCATCGGTTGAGCCATCATCAGTATTCTCACTAAACATTGTTCCATCCTCATCATCCCAAGTGGTATTGTCATAACGATTAACAACATACCCATTTCTGCAAAGGTTCATATCTTTTATACAATCATCAACCATATCATTGTATTTAACGATAGCAGTTTCCTTGTTATAGAACTTGATTGTACTCTCATCAACCCACTCACTAAATTCAGCCACAAAGAAATTTACATCGTCAGCTACCTCAATACTATCAACGTGGTAGTAATGATTACACTCGCCAAGAAAACTATCTAAATCTTCATCATATCCACTATCAAAGCGAATGGTGTTCTTGGTTTGACCATACGAGTAAACCTCATTTTCTTCCAACTCATTGTCGATACAAACCTTTAATAAATGCTCGACTTGGCTTTTAAAGAAAGCATCTGCTTGTTCCCTTGTAGGAAAAAAATACACCTCACTATCACTTGGTAGATGTATTGCGATTAGCACATAATGTAATTGCTTCATTTTTCTTAATGTTTAAATAGTGAATTAAAGATAGTGTAAAATTACAAAAGAAATCTAGAACTTCCAAATAAAATCCAAGATTTCTTTTGAAATAATTTTATTCTGCTATTAACAAGCGATGTTCAATACTATGAACATAAACCTTGTACAAACCCTGAAGCTAGACCTACAATATAAGCACCATAATTTATAATGCCAAAAGCAGCAGCAGTAAATAAAATAATACTAAAAAAAGTAACTGAAATTACAGCAACAATAATCGCTGAAATAATGAATTGTGTGTTCATAATCTTATAAATTTTAATGATGAATAATTTAATGTCTTTAGTAACCATTGTTAGCCTAATGACAATACAAAGATGCAAAAGAAAGTTCAGATTATCGAATAAAATTTCAACTTTCTTTCGTATACTTTATTTTTTTTTCAAAATTAATGTTTTTGTTTCTATTGAGATATTTATAATAAACAATTACAAAAAAAAAAGAAATATGAAAACTACAAAGAGAGAATTAAGACAACTTATCAAACAAATCATTCAAGAACAATCAGTGAGCCAAAGCTATCAAAAAGGTGTTGGAACTGGTACAGCTCAAGGACAGGCTACTAAACAAGCAATTACAGGGCAAATTAACGAGCTTTCCCGAATCGGTAAAGAATATCTAATTAAGTTTGCAGGATTAGCATGGAAAGTTGTTACTGTATCTATAGGTGGAGCTTTGGTAACATATTGGGTAATTAGAGATGTTGCTTATAAGATTAATAATACCGTTCATACTGAACTTATAAAGTTTTTTAAAGCTTCTTACAATATGACTGTAGATGCAGCTCAAGCAGTTATGGCTGGAACTATTAACGCTTTTAAAGCAGCTCAAATATACACTATGGAACAATATCAAAATGCTAAAGATCAAACCGCAGCAGTTTGTAAATTTGTTATTGATCTTGGTTCAAGATTAGGTAAGGCAACGTATGCGCAAATTTTAGCAGGAATTTCTACTATTTCAGCTATCAGTGCTTATGTAAGCGCATGGTTAGGTCAGCAATGGACCACTGTTCAAAACACCGTAAAAATGACCTGGGATGAGGCAAAAAAACAAGGTCAGAATCTTTATAATTACCTAAAAAGCGGTGCTAAATCAGCAGCAAATTACGGTGCTAATCTTGTAGGTCAAGCTTCAGGATTTGTACAAGGTTTAATGGAAATCTTTGAAAGATATCTTAGTTTCACAAGTAATACTGTTTCAGGCGTTCTTAGAGAAGCAAGAGACATTAACTTTACAATCCTCTAAAGAAATATTATTTTAATACAAAAGGTTCTGTTTTTCAACAGAACCTTTTTTGTTTCTATTGAGATATTTATAATAAACAATTACAAAAAAAAAGAAATATGAAAACTACAAAGAGAGAATTAAGACAAATTATCAGACAACTCGTCAATGAACAAATGCAGCAACCTCAACAACAAACTAAAGCTAAAGAAACAGAGGTTAAGATTATAGGTACTACATTAAAAATTATAACTATGGCAGCACCTCAATACAAATCTGCAGTGTCAGCAACTTATTGGATAATAGGAAAAGATAAAATGTATGAAATTGATACAAAATTTTCCAATGATGTTTTAAAACTTCTGACTTCGCTCAATGCCGCCATCCTTGAACCTGCGAGTAAGGTTACAATAGGTGCGATGCGAGAAATTAATTTTTCATTGGAAAACTTTGTACGAAACTATGGACCTACTCGTAAAAATAAAAGAGAATTCGGTATGTATATTGCTGGGCTTGTTAAGTCTGCAGGCGAAAAAGCTTATGCTACGTTTTTAGCAGGTGCTGCAGCAGTTCCTGAAATCGCAAATAATTTAGGTAATTGGTTAGGTCAAGAATGGGCTTCTATTGAAAAAAGTGTAGGCATCGGATGGGAGCAAGCAAAAAAATATGGTACTAATGTTTTGAATTCAGTTAAAAGCGGTGCTAAAGCAGCATACGATTATGGTTCTAATATGGTAGGAAAAGCTTCAGAATTTGTACAAGGGCTTTTTGAAGTTTTTGAAAGATTTAATAGTTTCGAAAGTAATACTACTTCAGGAATTCTTAAAGAAGCAAGATATATTAGCTCTTCAATTCTTTAGATAATACAAAAGGTTCTGTTTTTCAACAGAACCTTTTTTTATTTTAGATTCTTCCTCTGAAGTATTTAAGTTCCTCGTGATAGTTTATTTTCTTTCTAACGAAGTTTAAAATACTTTCCTTTGTAAGTTGCCCACTTGCATCACAAAGTGGATAATTTTGCGTTCTGATGATTTCAGAAGCTGGATATGGGTTGCCTGGATGATTTATGAATGCTGGCAGGAATGTTGACATTTCCAACCTGATAAAACTATTAAGCTTGACACCAGAAAACTTTTCATTTGCTTCCCAGATTGTTACAGCTGCTTTGGCTTGTTCGACATAATTCATTTGAAGCAATTCTTCTTTAGAAACCTTTAAAAGTTCTCTTGCGTGGTACCCGAACATTATAAGTCCAGCAAAGCCACCACCATCAGCTTTTGAATCCAAACGAGATTCCCCCCACATTATAAGCAAACAAAATTTCCAATCCAATTCTCTGGCATCACCAAAAGATTTCAATACTTTGACAAACTCTTCCCTTTGATCATCTGGAACCTTGCAAAGCAATTCTTTGACATCTGAGTGTTCAATTTCAACAGGAAGTGGTATCTTCATTGAATAAGTATGATTTTTTGGCGCAGTAGCGATCAATGTGATACATAAAAAAATAAAAGTAAAAAATGTTTTCATAATAAAATTGTTTTAAATAAAAAACCCTTGGGCTCACTATCTCCCAAGGGCAATTCACTATTAAACTATAAGAACTTTTTCTTTGGGAACTTATGAGTTATTCCCAGGAGCGTTTTTGTTTTCGATTGTATTTTTTAGCGTTCTTATGGACTTTGTTAATCGCATAAAACCCATGCGGATGCTTCTCCAGATAGACTTCTCTTGCACCAGAACCGCAAGCTTTCTCAAGAATTTTATTTGATTTTTTCATAAGTGGCTGTTTATCATATTATAAATAGTATCCAACTATATAAAAAGTGTATCACCAACTTTGGTGCCAGAAAATAATCTGGCTTCAGAAACTATAAATTTTCTAAATTGGGTGCTTTGCATATAGTTAAATCTGATGTCATCTTTTATTTTTGTGAGGGGTCTTCTTGTGTCCTCTTTAGTAGATTCAGATATTTGTTCTTTGGATTCAAGGAACCCGAACAAGTACAACTTGTCATCCTTCTTTTGTAGTCCAACCCCGATATTTTCGTAAGGGTCCTTCCAATTGGAGTCCTCAGAAACTTTCTTAGGAAACATAATCTTCTGAAGAATTTCTTGTCTAGCTTCTTCATAAACCTGCTCTTCAAAAGAAAGGTTTGAAAGTGTATCGATGTCATGTCCAATGCATTCATAGACATTCTTCTTGATATCTATAAGGTATTGTGCTGATTCTCCTTTGGAGTTGGTGTATTCCATACAGATGTATTTTACATCTTCGGTCAACTCACTCCAGCGATTTGAAACTTCTGTTACTTGCATAATAAAGATTTTAATTGCAAATGTACAACTTTATTTTTTAAAAAAGAAGGGTTCAAAGGAAAAAATTTTAATTTTCTTAAGAACCCTTTAAATACTCAAAATTATAACTAAAACTGAAATTACAAACTAAAGTACAAAACAAGGTACTGAAACTATATGTCCAGCTTCATTTCTTACAACAGCTGGATGTCCAGTTGCAGGTGCAAGACAATCAGTTCTCCCTTGAAGCTTTGCAGCTGTCAGAACCACTGCTGAAACTATAAAGAAAGTTCCCTCTGCTGGATCGGGCAGGTCTTGAACTGTCCCAAACACTTGGGAACAAATTCCGTTTTCTATTTCAGAGAATGTCGCAGAAACTCTTGCAACAGTCCCAGATTTTACAAATACTGTCCCATCGTTGAAAACGATATCGTGTGGGGTGCAATTGATGAATGTAGCAGTCATAGTAGTAAAGATTTAAATTGTTAATAAAATTTTTCAATGCTGCTTTGCCTGCAATGGGTTTAGTGTGAAAAAAAAAGGGGGCAAATATCCAAAGGGAAATCGCCCCCCACTTCACTAATTAAAACACTATATGGATGAAACTAAATTACTTTTTAATACCTCTTGAATTTTTTCAACAACCACCTTAGAATTTCCTCCAACATTCCAATGGGTTATTTTTGTTTTGGGAGTACCCTCTCTACCAAGATAATTTTTGCCGTTCTTCCAATTATAGATGGTGGCAACAGTACCATCTTCGAATAGAATTTCCCATTCAGCATCGGTCTTGTATCCATCGCTTGATGTAGGTTTTCCGAAAATCTTTTTGAGTACGCTGTACTCCGCATCAATGTAACCTTGAAAATGAGTTCCATTGACATCAATGTTTGACTGATTGTGTGTTACGAATTTCATAAGAAAATAGAATTTAATAGTGAGTGAATTAAACGACCTTACAAAGATACAATTTACATTTGGCATTTCAAAATTTTTCTTTAGAAAAAAACAAGGGTTTCAAAACTTTTTTTGCTTTCTAATGAAACCCTTGTATATTTTACCAAGAGGAACGGTATTCAAAAGAAACCTCGTAATCATCCTCAAAGACACCCTCTATAGCTTCTGAAAGCATTTTTATGGTGTCTGCACAATCTTCGTAATAATATTTTTCATAATCAGTATCACCGAAATAGAAACCTCCTTGTGTGGGCAAATTTTCTTGGCTGAACTCATTATCTTTCTTCTCTAATACTTGCTCACAAAGGGCAACAAGTTCTTTTAGCTGACTGATGGTTACTTCGTAATCTCCACAATCATCTTCCCCATTTTGAACGTTATCTACGAACCATTTGTGGATATGGTTTGCTTTGCGCCAGTATGCAGCACGTTCATGAATTTCCGAAATCATGTTCGGTTTAATCTTAATGACATTGCCATTAATTTTGATGTCAACAGAAGCTTCAACATTACGGTGGTCATAATGCGCACCGATGTAAATCTTCTTTGTCAGATACATATCGAGTCCCATAATAATAAAGTTTTAAAATAGTGAATGAAATAAAATAATTGTCCTACAAAATTACAAAAGAAATCTCGAACTTCCAAATGAAATCCAAGATTTCTTTTGCAAAAATTAAAAATAATTTCAACTTAGTTTAGACTCGTCAAAAGGAGCTAACACTATTTCAGCATACACCTTTTGCATTTTACCATTAAGGTAATATTCAGCCCATATATCACCACTTTCCTCTCCTTCTCCATTCAACATGAAGAGTGTGTTTGGATGTTTCAAAGAGTATTCACGCATATCTGTTTCGTGTTCATACCATTTGATTGAATCGCTAAAGCAATCGGCATATTCCGATAACTCGCTGATTTCTTTTTCGTAATCAGTAACACCATCGTCACCCTTTACAATTTCTAATTGATGCAATGTGTAGTAACCCATAATCTTTAAAGTTTTAAAATAGTGAATGAAATAATTATGATGTAAAATTACAAAAGAAATCTCGAACTTCCAAATGAAATCCAAGATTTCTTTTGAAATAATTAAAAAAAAAATCTACCACCTAATATTTTCTCTGCGTAAAACTGTCATCGCTTCGGGGAATGTATGTACTAATTGACTTAGAGAAATTTCTAAATGCTCACCCCATGCGCCTGAATAGGCTATAACTCTATATGTATTTTTTCTTCTTTCAACTTGAAGCATCAGTTTGCCACCACCACTTCTGCTCTTAACATCTCCAGAGAAAACGGTTTCCCAATTATTTTTGATGAATAAATCTTTCAAAAATTTAATAATAGCTTTCATAATATTTTAATGTTTAATAGTGAAGAGATTAAAGTTCAATTTTGACAGGTTTATAACCATAGTTCATTACTATCAAGCCAATTTCATAGTCAGCTTCCTTTTCAGTCAAAGGAACTCTGTTCAACTTGATGTTCTTATAGAACAAATTAAATGTTTTCATATTGTATTTATTCTTATGAGTTCTGTTTTAATAATAGCAGCAAGGTTATTAAGTTGTAAGACAACATCTAAAGAATAATATTTATAAACGGCTTCACAAGCTAAGGCTTCAAAAACATCGCCACTATAAATTTTTTCTTCTAAGTCACAATCTGTATCGACATACATTTCTCTTCCCTCTAAGAGTTTAATAACTTCTTCCAACAATACATCTTTTGGAATTTCTGTTATTGAAATAACTGAAAAGCTTTCATTGGTAAACATAATAGCATAATTTAATTAGTGAAATGATTTAATGACCTTACAAAATTACAAAAGAAATCTTGAACTTCCAAATGAAATCCAAGATTTCTTTTGAAATAATTTTAATTTTTTTCTATGGTGTCTAAGTAAATCATTTCATTGTTGACACAAATATATTCTCTGTTATCGTTTCGAGTATCTGTGTACACCATTATATATCCAACTGGTGTTCCATTGAGAAACAATATAATATCTTCATTGTTCTCGTCTAAGTAAGACAGCTGGGCATAGCTTGTGAAATCAAGTGTCAATTCATCTGTGTAAAATTCCATAAGTATGATGTTTAATAGTGAAATAATGTCCAACAAAAATATAAAAGAAAGTTGACATTTCCAAGAGAAGCATCAACTTTCTTTTGAAATAATTTAATTTTCTTTCAAATCTTCATAAGTGGTTATTGAAGCAGTTACTCTTTCTATAAACAAATCTGCCCATTGGTTATCATCCATCATTCCAATACCTTTTTGGTTTTGGAAATCTGCTAAGTCCTTCTGAATGTCATCAAGAATAGCTTTTAGCGTTTCAAAATCCATGTTCATAATAGTATAATTTAATTTGTGAAATAAATAAGAGCGTAAGCGATTTAATTGTCCAACAAAAATTTATTCTTCGTTAAACTCTGCATTGTACTGACAATCCTCATACCAAAGGTCGGGACAATCACACACCTCTAAAGTATGTTTGCAATGCGCACACTCAATTTCATTGTCCATTATATCGTGTAATAGAACCTCCCCACAATTCCCACACGTTACAATGTTAATATTTGCTAACGCTATAACTTTCTTAGCTAACTCAATTTGTTTTCCAACTAATTGTCTTTTTAACATAATTTTTATTTTTAATAGTGAAATGAAATGTCCAAATGCTTTTTAATCATCTCCGCACCAATCTTCAATTCTGTTCTGTAGTTCAGTAGTGGACTGATTAATTTCCCTGAAAGCATCTATCATACTATCTGCTTGTCTTGTGGTAAATCCCATTTCCCAAGCTATTGTTTTTGCACCATTACCTTTTTCGTGTTTATTATACGCCTCTCGGCATTTATCAATACCGTATTTTTGTATTGCAGATTTTGTTTTTCTACTTATTTTCATAGCTTTAAAAGTTTTATTAGTGAAATAATTGTCCAACAAAGATACAAAAGAAACTTCAAACTTCCAAATAAAACTTGAAGTTTCTTTTGAAATAATTTTAATGTTCAATTGAAGAATAAGCAGTCTTATTACCTTTGGTTATTACTTTAGAAACTTTACAGTTTCTTTTGTTGACTTCGTAAGAGTTTAAAATATTATAACCATAATACTTCCGAATGTCCGAAGCATTGAAATCCTTGCAATGTTCAACGGTGTCATTAGGGTTTTGCTGCAAATGTCCAATAATAGCTTCCTTGATAGCATCTTTATTGAACTTATCAAAAGAGCAAATCATAATGTCCAATTCCTGAGAAAAAAGATAGTGTGCCATAGTAGTATAATTTTATTAGTGAAATGAAATAAGAGCGTAAGCGATTGAATTGTCCAACAAAAATTCAAAAGAAAGTTCAAATGTCCAAATTCAATTTGAACTTTCTTTTGAAATAATTTATAACCAAGTTTGTTTAATTATTTTCTTTCAAACTTTTCTTTTTCAAGTTCTTTTATTTTCTTAAAAAGAATACTATTATATTCTTCTGTTGATAGATTAAAACTCTTTATAGGATTAACTAACTGTCTAAGTATTTTAATCGCATAATCTATTTGTCCATTGATGACTTCTTTTTCATATTCATCAATACCCTCATTCAATTTCTTTTTATAAAATTGGTTGTATTTCTCCAATAGTTCGCTCATTTCTTTGCTCATAATTTTATAATTTAATAGTGAAATAATTTAATTGTCCTACAAAAATAGAAAATCTTTTTCACATTTCATAATTTTCTTTTGAAATAATTTCAGTTTCAAAAGATTTTTTTTGGTGCACCTGGAGATCGATCTCCAGGTGCATTGTCCCAAATCTTACATTGCCACCGACATTGCATCGTACATTGCCTTAGTCACAATGAAGCTATTGTCCGACTGATTTTTTGAAACTTTTTTCAAGTTCAAACCTAAGACTTGTTTCTCTTGAAGAAAAGTCAAATCTGTTTCATCTCCATTTGCGACATCGTAACCTAAAAACGTTTCGGGGAATTGACCACCGAAAGAAGCTAAGTCAAACACTACAGCTATTTTTTGTCCAATTGACAATGCATACATAGCTGTAGCTATATTGTTATGCTCATTGGTATTTGCATAGCTGAATGTGACATCGTAATTGCTATGCTCATTGGCATTGTCCAATTGCTTTTGCATCTTGCTATAGTCATAGAATTGAACATCTGAATGAATGTCCAATAATGACTGACTATCAGTTTTAAACAAGTTAATGTTCAAATCTGATGTGCCGTTCAAACGAACAGCAAAGTTCTTATTTTGTAATGCAGACAAAAACTTTGCAGCACTAATTTCGGCATTAAGCCAAGACATAAAAAATTCTCTATTAAAGAAAAATAACCAAGTTTTTTTCAGTCTTGCCCAATTTATTTGGTTAATAATTTGTCCTTCGACAAGCATTTTTGCCCTACCTGATTCAACAAGACAAGCTTGTTTACAGCCTGATGTAGCTCTCGGACACACATTGAACCCTGACATATCTGCTGCTGCAAGATACATTACTAAGGTATTATAGTCTTTTTTCTCGCCTTTGACAATCTTAGCTGAACTATTCAAGCCAGCAAGATACGACAAACCTGTCATTTTTGTAGCCTTTGAACGGTTAACAAACTTTTTGTTTTCAACGTTCCTAAGCATAGTAATAACTTCTTTCATTTTTGAAAGATAATCTGCTTTAGATGCAGAAACTTCTACTACAGCACCTGCAATTTTTTTAAGGAAAGATTTCATAGTGTATGAAATTTAATAGTGAAACAATAATAAGTACAAAGATAGTAAAAGATATTAGAACTACAAATAATTTCAAAAGAAAATTTAAAATATTTTTTTGTAGCCGTAACTACCTTTGCATTTATCTTGAGACAAAGATATAACAAGTTTTTCAAATAAAAAAATTTATTTTTACCTCAAAAGAACTTTTTTAATTTCCAAATTTTTTAACAATTTTAACTAAAAAAATCTGGCATTATAATATACGAAAAAAATCTGGCATTGTAATATACGACATATACGACAGATTGTATAATATACGAAGATTTCAATCTGTTGCAGGTCTGGATTAATCCTACCTTCGAACTTCGTCTCAGAGATATGCTCTATCAATTAGCTGTTACAAAAGTATGCATAATAGCTGGCATTTCAAAATATTTTTAGTTAAATTTTTAAATTATTTTAAAATAATTTTCAAAGGAAAGATCTTTGTTTCTTTTGAACCCAGATTTACCTCTATTCGCTTAAATTTTGCCATCTGAGACACTTTCACATCAGTCTGGATTAATACCTTGATCCAGATGTAAAACGTCTCAGATCGAATATACGACAAGCTGGTATAAGCAATAAAAAAACCCCCTTTCGGGGGTTCAGAAGTTATTTTGCTATCTTTATTTGTCTGTCATAAAGATAATCTTTATAAACAGCATATACATTGCATTCTGACTCTTCCCTAACGAAGATTAACCTTTCATCTTCAGCAGGTGTGTAAGATTTTAAAACTTGCTTTGAACTCTTTTTCATAAACATAATTTTTAAAGTTATTATATAAGTTCCCATTTAATTACTGAGTCACTCAGTATGTTTAATATTTGCCCAGCCTCAAATCTGTCAATTACCGCATACTGAATTGTCAAAGTTTCTTTATCTTTACCCAATAAAGATTCAGAGGTTCTAAAGGTGCTACAAAAACTATTGAATAGTTTTTTGTTGTTTAATTTCATCTGTAGTGTCATAAGTTAAAATTTTAATAGCGATTTAATGAGTACAAATTACGATATTATTATTGACACTACCAAATTATTTTAGTTAAAATTTTAAAATAATTTTCAAAAGAAAGATCTTTGTTTCTTTTGAACCCAGGTCCAGATTGCCCAGATACAACTCTAATGATTAAAATTTTGCCATCTGAGACGCTTTTAGCTATTCAGTAACATCTTAGCCCAGATTAGTATAAAGGTGTCTTAGATCGAAGATTTTTTTGTCACAAATTATTACTATAATTGGGACAAATTTAATGATCATTCGCAAAAAAAATAGACTACCAAAAGAAAATTATTAATCTACATTTGGTAGTCTATTATAAAAAAAAAGCTACCATAAAGGTAGCCTTAATTTATCTTTGTACTTTAGGTAGTTCAGAAACTTTGATGCAGATATCATTTACTTGATTTTCAGATAAGCTTCCTAAGACATTATTCGTTATAGGTGTATTATATGTTAGCTCATATTTATCTTTGTTCCCTATGACAACAGCCAGTTCCCAGTCACCACTATCGCTTTTATATGAAAACTCATGGTTAACAATAGATACACCATATCCATTGGGAAAAAACTCCAGATATTGTATACCAGAATGTATTTGTCTTGAAAAAAATTCTTTAAAGTTCATAAGTTTAATGTTTTAAATTTTGAAAATTATTTTACAATGTATGCACTATCTTTGACAATCATCACCTTGAGCGTATCATCACCGCTCCATTGGTAGTTGTCTGATGTTACAGCAGATGCAGATGCAGGTTCAAAATTTTGCAGCAGAAAATAAGCAATTACAGCTAAGACTACTAATATCAGAAAATCTTTCATAAGTGTAAGTTTTAATAGTGAAGTAATTATCTTTGGCTGGCTTTAACACAATTGGTTAAGCTTGGTGCTTGATGAGCAATCTGTGAAGTTTCAGATAGTAATAGAACCTCTACAAACATTCCATTAATGAACATTACAAGTTTTTCTTTATTTTTGGATTTCATTGGTAATGAATTTAAATGGTGGATTAAATATAGTGTAAAATTACAAAAGAAAGTTGGCATTTCAAAATAAATTACCAACTTTCCTTTGTAATAATTTATAAATCCATTAAGTAATCATCAGTTTCACAATTAGGACATCCTTTGAAAAAACTTCTGTCAATTGAATTAGCATTGGTTTTATCTTCAAACATTTGCAACTCTTCTTCAACTCCCTCCCAATCACAGTTGTTACATCTTACAGTGTTTTCCATAATAGTATTTTTTAGTAGTGAATAATAATATTGTAGTGTAAAATTACAAAAGAAAGTTGGCATTTCAAAATAAATTACCAACTTTCTTTCGTATACTTTAAAATTAATTTATCCTTACACCATTTTTGAATGTAACTATAAAGCAGTCCCTAAACATAGTACGTCTATAATAAGAATGCTTTTCATAGGCATCAGCTAAATCTTCTGAAGGAATTAAAATTCGATATACAACTTTTCCATCTTTCAAACAAGCAGTTTCAAATTCATACTTGTCAATAACCTGCTCATGAAACTTAGGTTTCTGCATCAGCATTTCTAAGTTAGCTGTTGAAGCTATCTGTACTGCATACTCAATCCTATCAGGCACACAAGGAACTTTTTTGTTATCGGTGCTATCAATTGATTGCCCGAAAGAAAAGGTTGCTGTAATGACAAATAATGCGATTAAAATCTTTTTCATAATAAGTTTTATTTTGTGTTTGAAGTAATGATTTTTCTTATAGCTAAAACGAATGCGGTCCTTTCAGACATTTTTTCTTTTAGTTTAGCAAACGTTCTGTCGAACTCAGATTGATTTTCTTTTGAAAGTTCAATCTTATAATTGAGTTTAGATATATTAACTTTCATAATATTCAATATCTTTATCTGTTGTCATATACTGAATGTTATCCAAGCTAACATCTAACTTACCTTGCTCAATCAATTCAAGGATATACTCTTCTGCATCGCCAAAGCTATACTCATAAGGATATACCAAAACATTAGCTGTTTCAAAATCTAAGATTACAAGTTTCATAAGTTATAAATTTAATAGTGAGTAAATTGAATTAGAGAACAAAATTAAAAAAGAAAGTTGGCATTTCAAAATAAATTACCAACTTTCTTTTGTGTAGCAGCTAAAATTTTAGACTGCAATCCTCCAATCGGTTACTCCCCAATTGACTGAAGATGAAACAGAATAGCCTTTCTTTCTAAGCCTATCTGCTACGATAGGCATATACATATATTCCTCCACAGACCAACCAAAAGATGGTGCATCTTTACAAGTTGTAAAGGTAGTAGTCAAGCTATCTCCACTTAACCAGCCTTCAATTCTGTTCTGTAGTTCAGTAATGAACGCTTCTTTTCTTTCTAATGGTGTCATAAGTTATAAAATTTTAATAGTGAGTGAAATGAATTGACCTTACAAAGGTAGTGATTAGTTTTATTATTTCAAAAGAAAATTCAAACTTTCTTTCGTATACTTTGAATTTTCTTTTGAAATATATTTTTTATCTGTTGATATACTGAATTCTCTGGCTTACTATAAGCATATTGATAAAGAACAATACGCAAAACAGAAGCGAATAAAATGTACCAAATAATATAGCTGCACACATAATGCTAACAGCAGCAGCAGCCGAAAATAAAATGATAACAATAGCTGAAATGAATTGAGTTTCCATAATAGTAAAAATTTTTAAAGTGAGTTTAATATTTGCAGTTGGTCGGATACTGCTCCCCGAATGACTATTCTGCTGGCTCATACGAGCCAATTATATTGTCAACACAATTGATTGTCAGATATAACGCATTACAATTGTCCAAGTATGGGTCGGAATCAAAAAATTCCAACTTGTATTTGCCGTTATTGGTTTCAATAACATCAACAAACCCATAGGTTCTGTTGTATTGAACCATAATATTTCTTACATACTGCCAATCTGCTTGGCTTATTTTATAATCTGACTTTGCCATAATTATCAATTTTTAAT